GATGAACGTTGTGTTAATACTAACACATTTCAACTATTTAGTCAAGTTAATATGTAAATTTGTTACATCGACCCTACAGAGCAAAAAAATACCCCGATTTTTTGTCGGGATATTTTGGAATTAAAAGTTGATTTTGGTTTCACCCCTTTCTTCTTTTCTTTTTACCTGCTTGCTTAGTTCTATGACCCCACACCTTCGGACTTATAGTTCCTTTTCCATACTGAATATCCCTTAAACCCCTTTTAAACTTATCATAATACATATCAAATAAATTAGTTTTAGTCCCTCTAGTCAAATCATATTTAACCTGATCATCTAAGGTATAAGTTATAATATATGCATCTGTAGGATATTCTGGAGAAGAAACATCTTGAAGAGATCCATTCTCAACTAACATCTCACACCCATATTCAGATTTGATCTTACCTTTTTCTTCAGTAGTCCAAATCTCTTCTTTCTTTACAGGTTTTTGTAACTCTTTAGTTTCTGTAGTTTCATTACTCATGATCTATTTTGTTGTAATTGTAATTCTTTAACTGCATTTTCAAGAGCAGTAAGACGTTCTCCATGATTAGTAGAAGGTGCTTTATGTGCCTGTGCTTCTAATGCTTGCAATCTTTCTTCAATTGTCATCCTCTTCCACCCCATGTAATATCAGGATATGCTTCAGATACAATATCCTTATCAATCTTATACTTATCAGTCAATCTTCCATCCTTAACCAAAATAATAATCTCTGCCTCCAATGGATGTAAACCTTGAAGTAAATCAATAAACATCGATTCCCTACGAAGAGAATTCATACCAGGATTACCACCTTTCAAAAAATTGTAAAATTTCTGAAATTCTCTACGAATACTTGTTTGACCTTGATCTTGAGATCCAAGAGAAGCACTTCCCATTTCACTCATCTTACCAACAGCATCATCTATCTTATTCGATAATGAACCTGATTTAGTTTCATCTTCTATATTACTACCATAAGGAACTTCTCCCTCTGGTAAAAGAGTTGTAATAGTTTCATCAAAATTCCATATAAGAACTGCCTTTAAAGAAGGATCTCCATATCTTCTGAGAACTTCTACTTTATTTGCCTTACTCCTCATTTTAGAAGCAGCACCAAGAACCTCATACACAAAGGGTTTCTTTGGAAGATCTGGAATCTTCTGTGCTACTGTTTTAGGTTTTGTTGCAGTAACTTTTTTAGTTGTTGACGCTTTCTTTCTAGTCGTCGTTGTCTTCTTCGTTGTTGTCATAATTTTCAAATCTAAATGCTACAATTTCGTCGGGAAGTAAATTACCATTACCATCGAACATCTCAGGATGTACTTTAACATCATGATAGTTCATAAAGTATTCTCTGGCAACCCATCCACCAATTGCTCCTACTATGAGAAACAGTACCGTTAGAAAAGATCCGAATACTAAACTTATCGCTAACATCTGTCTGCCTCCTATGGTGAGTGTGGTGATATGTAATGGTTTACTTTGCTTTTTACCTCCCGTTAAAATGAATTCAAAACCACGATCAATATCATAATCTGGTTTATTTATAGGTTTCTCAGACGATTTTCTTTTCCTTAAGAAATTGAACTGCTTCAGTACATCCTCCAACCTTATGCCTTTGCCCTGTGTCATCGCAGACTACTTGAGGAAATGTTGATCCTTGACCAAACTCTGCATAAAAATCTTCTCGTGTAAAATCATCCTCTAGATTATACACAACATGCTCTAATTTTGTCAACTGCATTACTTCCTTTACTTTCTCACAATATGGACATCCTTCTCTACTATAAATCGTAAAGTTCATTTCTTGATATTAGTTTTAAAAAATTATTTAGTAGTTATTATAACACAAATTATAATGAATTTGATGCAAAGTATCCTTCTGCTGATACTTGCCTTGCCCTTTTAGTAACTGCTATCGCAGTAGGAATATAATTTGTGGTATCATTACTAACTATAATCTCATCGATAAGTAATCTACCAAAAATCTTATCAGAGGTAAGAACATCAGTAATACCAATTGAAATTTTAGATGTTCCATCTAAAATTTGAAGAACTCCAGTGTTTAATGTGATACCATGACTAAAATTAAATCTATTTGTACTTTGTTGCCAAAGCATAGATTTATCTGTAGTCCCCTTAATTACAATACCACCATCATTCGCAATATCATCATTAGATGATCCTACAGTAAATACTGCATTAGAATCAGAACCATTTCCACTAATAGTATCACTTAAAACAAGAGATGATGAAGCTATTGATACTACAGTTACACCAGAACCAAGATCTAAATTACCAGAAGCACTAGTTAATGTAACACCAATATTAGGAACTATATTATCTGTCGGTAAAACATTAGTAACAACATTTGATCCAGCATTTATAGATCCAGTAAATGTTCCTGTTGTGGTAAACCCTAAAACAATATCATTAGATTTTGTTGTTAAGTTATAAGATTGTATATCAGTCTTATCACCTTTGATAGTAACATCGCCCGTGAATGTAGATATTCCTATTGATCTTATATTTCTAACATTATCAATATCTTCATTATAATTTATACTCTTAATCTTTGTATTGCCTGTGATTATTGCCTCACCTAATACATCAAATTTAGTAGTAGCAGATCTTCCTATTCCAACATTACCATCAAACCTAGAATTTCCAAGAACAACAAAATCATCACTAGTAGGTAAACCACTTACCTCATAAAATAATTTACCATGACAAAGAAATGTTACCTTTGATTTGGGATTAGAGAATCCAATTAAAGATTGTCCCTCACCCAATTTGATATCAGGTCTAGTGTAAGTTTGTCCTGGTCCTATTTTAAAACCAAAGTCTAAGTATTCTGTACTATCAAACTGTGTTAGACCACCATTTGATAAACCAAGTTTTACAGTTGCTACATCAGGTCCTAAATTACAAATAGATACTGTTACCTTAGATTCAGATCCTACAGGAGCAGTAAATAATATTTGCTTTGTTGCTCCTGTAGATACTGTATGTTGAAGAACTCCAGATCTTACAGGATTTATAATATCATTAACAGTTTCACCATAAAACAAGAAGTTAACATCAGACTCAGTTGATCTTACAACCAACTCTTGTCCTGCTCCTATAAATAAATTTTCAGTCTCAATTACATCACCATAAGTGATATATCTATTATACTCAAAATACTTTACATCATCACCTTCCTTATATCCAATCTGGATTCTTGCATGATTATAATTTTTACTACCGATAGTTATTTTACCAACAGTTAATTTGTTAGCAGGTCCAGTGTAAAGGTTGATAACTGGACCAGGAGATGGTATAGTAGAACTTAATAGACCAAACGCCATTTATAGCAACCGAATACAATTTTAAATATTTATAATGATTATATTAACAGGATCAAAAGGATTTATAGGTCAGAACTTTCTTAAGTATCTGATGGAACATTCTGATGAAGAAATCGTCACAGTTAATGAAGATATTTGTTGGGACTGGTTAGCATACTTTGAAAGTTGGGAAAAAGTATCCCTTATAATACACCAAGGAGCAATCTCAGACACGACAGAAAGAGATATAGATAAACTTCATAGAATGAATGTTTGGTTCAGTATAGAGTTGTTTGAGAAGGCAATAGAGCATCAAATAGATGTTAAGTTTGCATCATCTGCATCGGTTTATGGTAATACAAGAAAGAGTTTGATGGGAAGTACTCCCAATAAAATATCCCCATTAAACCACTACGCAATTACTAAGTTGCAGATGGATTATTACATCCAAGACAACCTAGATAAGTTCTCATCCATACAAAGTTTCAGATACTTTAATGTATATGGACAAGGTGAAGATCATAAGGGAGATCAGGCAAGTCCAGTACATAAGTTTACCAAACAAATAAAAGAAACAGGTAAACTAAAACTGTTTGAAGGATCAGGTAAATATCTAAGAGATTTTATTTGGGTTGGAGATATAGTAGAAGTTGTTATGAATAATGACAAACCATCTGGGATCTATGATCTAGGAACCAGTAACCCAGTTAGTTTTAAACTTGTTGCTGAATTAATAGCAGCAAAATATAATGGAGAAATAGAATACATTCCATTCCCAGAACATCTAAAAGGAAAATATCAATATCTAACTATC